GTATGTATCCCAAGAATATGCCCAGCCAACTTTCAAATGTGTAGGTGCGTGCTTTTCAATTTGAAACTTGTACTGCGGAGTAGTTGTGATTGGAATGTTGATACGTATGTTTTCAAATATCATTTCGTCTTTGTGCCAACCACGGGTTAGTTCGAAATCTTTGCCGTTTAAGATACTTAATCTACTACGAACACGGGTACGCTTGCAACGCTTCATAAATTCCCCAAACGCACCATGTTGGCTTGCCGGGGTTGGAGTATTAAAACCATATCCATCAAAGTAGCTGTCTTTTAATTGCGAATGTTGTTGCTTAGAATTCCAAAAAAATTGACTATTAGAATTTTTAGGAGTGCCTAGTGTAGAACTATGTGGATCTAATCCATCCTGGTGGTTGGGATTATACACAAGACTAAATCCAGTGTACCCAGGATCTTCACCTTCACTGGACTTCCAACCGTGGTCACCATAAATTCTCAGGGCTTCTGTAATACTGTTGCTGATAGCTGTTGTGTCAAAATTGTTGACCTTTAAGCAAATCACTTCACTGTGCTGGTGAACGGGTTTTACAGTTTGCATTAAACTTTCCCAATCAGAATTATTTTTAAGCCAGCGGCTAACCGTTATTTCGTCGGGACAATCATTGACAAAGAATTTTTTCATTGGGATTCCTACGTACTTTAAAAAGCATAAATATCGCTATAACTTTACTTATTATGAATCCGACTGTAGATTACACCCATAAAAATCATTTTAAATTTGGCTATGACGGGGACTGGTATGTTCCACGTACAAGCCGTTATCAAACTTGGATGTGTGATTATGGCATTGCTGAAGATACAACATTAACAGTCAAAGAAGCCAACCGACGAGCCGCCCTAAAGATCCAAGAAGAAGCAAAACGTCACAATCTCAATGTGTATCTACTACTAAGTGGTGGTGCTGATAGCGAAGTTGCCGCTAGAGCATTTTTAGATGCTGGCGTTCCTTTTACTGCCGCCATTTTAAAATATAAAAATAATGCCAATGGACACGAATCAGTATTTGCTCACAAATTTTGTGACACTTACAATATTCCGCGGCTGGTAATTGATCTTGATCCAACAGCATTTTTTGAAAGCGCCGAGTTTGACGAAATAACTTCAATAAGTCAAACTCGCAGTGGACAGTTAGCCTGCACAATGTGGGGTGCATCACAAATACCTGGCTATGTAGTATTAGGACAAGGCGAACCATACTTGTACCGACAATTTGGCAAATGGTGGTTTCGCGAGCGCGAAATGATTTGCTCCTGGTACAAGTACTGGGTATTCAGAGGCCTTAAAGGGGCGGCCGGATTTCATCAATATACTCCGGATCAAATGCTTGCGTATCTGACTGATCCAATCGTGTTAGAGTTGATTAACTCAAATAAACCAGCTGGCGAAGATTTAGTAAACAATGCAGATGTTAAGCATTTGCTATATCAAACACATTACCCAGAATCAGATTTGTTAAATCGAACAAAGTACACTGGATTTGAAAAATTGCCAATTGCCGACGCTATTAGCAGAACCAAATTGTTTGAACGATTTCCGTTTCATCTTGCCGAGCATGCAGTTGAATACACGCAAATGATCCGCAACCTTCGAGGAGAAACAAATTGATAGACTTTCATTCAATGGTAGCAGCCGAGTTAGTAAATCTAGAATACGACCAAGAAGCTTTTATTAAAGAATATGATGAGCGCATATTACCCGGTAGCAGTAATGTTCGCAATGGGCAGGACGTACTATTCAACACAATAAAAGCAAATGCAGAATGGAATATGGTCGACCCCGACAAGTATGTAAAGGCTGATGTTCGCAGTAAAACAGGGGAACCCATTGACAATGGCTATCCAAGTTGGAAAGGTGCTTCGTTGGTGTACCTGGATTCTGCTGAAAAGGAGCTGGCTGAAAATAGTAAAAATGGTAGCGTTTCAATTCGCAATTATGTATTGGATCAATTTGGCGAGTTTAAATTCTTCCCCGAGTATGAAGATTTAGCCATTACACAATACATCAAGGCTTTGCCACTTGAAACCATCATTGGTGTACGATGTGTTAGCCTACGCCCCGATACATTTGCAATAATCCACAGAGATAACAGCAATTTCTTGCCTTCAAGTCAGCGTAGCTTAAAAGTACAAAGAATGGTTGACAACTTTCTTTGGAAACAAGGATTTGTGCAAATAACAATCAATATATCCGACGGTGGCGTGCCAATGTTTTATAGCAATGTAAGCGACTTGGACAGCACTTATAACACCGTTAACTACCCTGTTTACCTTTTTAACGACTTCTTTTATCATGGTGTGCCCCTTACTACCAGTCGTCGTCGACAGATTAGAATTACCGGCAGACCGACGCTGGAACTTGCTAAATATATTAACCAAACAAGCATTGTAAATTGCTTGTAATCAAATAAACATCATCGATGATGATAAGTATATGATAAATACTTTTTTAAACGCATGAAGCGATTAAAGACCACTCCGGAGACCCATAATGTCAGTTAAATTGACCCGAACTTTTACCCGCCCAAGCACTACTGTGTCATTTTGGGCAGCTTCACCAGAAACAAAGGCTCAAATTGATGCAGCCTATGTTGCAACTGGTAAGCTATTATCTGTTGTACGACATGTACCAGAATCAACTAGCTTGACTCAAGTTATCGAATACGTTTTCTCAAGCGTAGAAACACTTGACGAATTTGCAACTGATCCTGCGTTATTTGCAGTTGTACAAGAGCGTGATACATACAACGAAGCACATGGTATTACAAACACTCATGTCGTTGAGCAAGTTGCTTAATTTAGAAATTCAAGTCAAAAAAATAGGACCTTAGGGTCCTATTTTCTTTATATGGTCCGGCGTGCAGGAATCGAACCCACATTCGCGAGGTAGAAGCTCGCTGTATTATCCATTATACTAACGCCAGATTCTGGTGCCCAGGGTGGGACTCGAACCCACAGCGAACGGCTTCTTAGACCGGTGTGTATGCCATTCCACCACCTGGGCTTGCTCTTACTTGCGAGCTTCGCGTGGCTCGCGTTTGATGATCACAGCGGCTGCAAGCTCGGCTTGAATCATTGCTCGTTTAAATGCGTTACGTGCATGTGCATCAACAATAGAACACATCAAACGTTTTGTTTGCTTGCTCAACTTAAATGTTTTTCCTGGCTTGATCATAGTTTCTTTCTTTGGTTTAAAATTTTTGCTTACTTGGCAGTGACGGTGGGATTCGAACCCACGTGCCATTGTTTAGATGGCAAACACCTTAGCAGGGTGCCGATTTCAACCTCTCATCCACGTCACTATATCCTCAAATTCGTTAAATAGTTTTCTTTTACTATTTAAATTAGCGCCTGGCTTGCCTTAACCGGTCGGCCAATGCTCCTTGCTATACAATTATTATACGATACTTATCTAACAATGTCAAGACATTGTTAGATAAGTTTATTCACGATATTCTTCCCTGTACAATTCTACAACTTCGTTTAATCTTTCAATTTCGTATGCGGCTTCTTCTAACAAGTCAGCAATGCGATCAGGCTTTCCTTCTTGCACTGATAACCTGCTGGGAATTTGACGCCTAATCTCTGCTCGCTTTCGCAAACGAAAGACTAGGCTTTGCTCACTCACTGGTAGATGACTTTCATCTTGCATTTTGTAATCCTAAATAATAACGGTATAGGCCAGCAATCTGATTCCAATCGCGGGATGGTCCACAATTAAGATGCCGTCCATAATACTCTACTTGGCTGTCGATAAATGCATCACTCATGTCATGCTCCTACAAAGTTACGGACCCACTCTAATCGAGCTTGTTCGTCCATTGCTGTGTATTCAACAATGTTAGCACGAATAGCATCCACGAGCGGATAATACTCTTCGTCTAGGTTGTGCTTAATGTCCTTGTTCAAGTCTACTAACTTATCCGTACGTGGATTGCGAGCAACCCACTTTGAAGTCAAGTAGTAAGGACTCTTGATCTTGGCACTGACACCATCAGCAGTATAAAATACAAATCCTTCGTGACGAACATTTTTAGTTTGTTCGATCAAGTTGCCAACGGTGGTTGTGTAAACTTCTGGCTTGTAGCAGTTAAACGCACCAGCTAAGTCTGTTAAGACTTCGTTGTTATACCCAACTTTGCTACCCCAATAGTTTTCTCGATAACCCAAGATATACATACCTGGCTTTTCAGGTACAATATGAGGATCGTTTGGATGCACACATTCAAACATAACCGTCATGCCTTCAAGGTCTTGAGACAACATTGCCAACTGCCAGTCTGCCCAGCTTTGATGAGTTAACATCATTTCCTTTGCCATATCAACGTATGGGCTGTCAGTTGAACCTGTAGTAGACACTAAGATGTCGCCTTTGTACCAAGTCATAGCAACCATAAAGCCGTTGACTTTACGGAACGCGGTAACTTCAGTAGTAGCCGCCAATACAGGTGCTTCCTTTTCGATACCGTAGTTGTAGATCTTTGTGAATGGATATGCAACCAAGTTGAAATCCTTGTCCACAATAGACCCACGACATTCGGCAATGTATTCATTCCACAGGTTGTCGTAAAACACACGCTTCTTATATTTGAGTACAAAGATGCCTTCGCCGGCTTCGCGCATGCTAACCAGCTTAGACGATTCTACATACTCTTTTAACTTGTCTTTAAACATGATGACTCTTAATTACATTGTTCTTGATTCGGTTGATTGCATATTCCATAGAAACTACAATTTCACCAGTGGAGTCCATACCTACATCTAATGCACGATACTGCTCCAAACCACTTGTACCACCGTGCAAGTGACCATGAAAGTGCAATGCTCCGCGGTGCATCTGATCCCACTCTGCAATAGGATAGTGAAACATCACGCACTTGTGCCCATCATAAGTGATGTCCAAATACTTGTGTACCTCTACAAATGCATTCCGGAAAGTTGCATCCATCAACGTCTTGCGATCGTGATTGCCTTCAACTAAAATTTTTGTACCGTTCAAGCGATTGATCATACGACCTGCATCACTACCTGACATAAACGCCACATCACCTAAGATATAAACTGTGTCTTCGGGCTGAACTTTATAGTTCCATTCTTCAACCATCGCATTGTTCATATAAACAACATCGTCGTTGAATCTTGCTCGAGTTTGCGGGCAAAACTTCATAATGTTCTTGTGCCCAAAGTGTAAGTCACTTGTAATCCATGTTTTCATTTTATTCTCTCTGTTCGTTGATGCTATTATACAATGTTTTAGCCGTGTTGTCAACCGTTTTTGTGTTTATTTCAATGTTGTCATAAATAAAATTATGGAAACTTTATTCAAATCTATTATCTAATTTCGTCGACCAGGGCTGGACAAAAGGAAGATTACCAAAGTAAGTCAAAGTTTCCTGTTAAAACTTTTTTAGCAGATGCTTTTTTTCCAGTATTGTGATCTTGCACTGTGTCGTCTTGGAAACGATAGGTTCGAATCTTGTCGCCCCTCATACCAGATCCAACTTGCTTTTTGCGATTAGCAGAAATTTTGGCATTTACTTCTGCATTGATTCCATCATTTACTGCTTTGCATAGCTCTTTGTAAGCAAGATCATAACTGGTTATTCTACTTCTTGTTTGGGAAGATCGAACTATTCCACTAGGAACATGAGTCAATCTACAAGAGCACATTACCTTGTTCCTATTCTGGCCACCTGCACCAGTGCCACTATACCATTCAATTCGCAAATCACTGTCGGCCACCGTAACGGTAACTTCAGCTGGATCCGTGATTGCCACGGTCACGGTGCTAGTGTGGACCCGACCTTTACGCTCTGTCGGAGGAACACGCTGTATTCTGTGGCCGCCGCATTCGTTGTATAAGCCGGATAAATCAGTACCCTCGACTAAGATATGAACCTCGCCAAGATATTCATTTATCAGGCGGGTAGCTCAGCCTTTGCTGTGGGCAAACTTAATATAGGCTTGTGCAAGATCTTTTGCAAATAGTTTACTGTCTTCGCCACCTTCTGCGGCACGGACTTCAATAACACGTTTCATGATACTCTTTCCTTTTTAACACGACCAATTCGGCTGGCCTTGTTCCAATCGTATTTAACACCGTCGGGACATACACCGTCTCGTATGCTATCTACTCCAAACATTCCTACTATCTCAAAGTCTGGACCGCTTATAGTCACAAACTCGTTTAAGTGCTTGGCAACATTCATTGCTTCGGCCAATGTAAGAACTTTAAATACTTCTTCTTTTCCTATTACTTTATACATTTATTCCTTTTAACATTCTCTATCTATATTCCTTCCCTTGTCATAATCTAATCGAATGTTACGAGCTACACGCTCGGCATTTTCACGTTCGCGATTTCGTTGTTCGACGAGTTCTTTATAATCTTGGGCTCGATTAGATTCTAACCGATACTGCTGAATACGATACTGTTCTGCATTGTATCGGTTAATACTTTGTTCGGCCCTGGGTATTTGCATTAGTCAACGCTCCTAAAAGTACGCCAGTCGTCGATGTTTGGCTTTTCATCTTCATCGTAGGTCCAGCCCAGGGCCTTCATCATGCGATGCTTGACCAGCAGGTTAGGACTACGGAATCGACCTGTGTCTTCGAATCCCATCATAACACCAACTTCGGTTACTGCACCGCTACGGCAAATACCAGCAAAGCAGTGAACAACCACGTTCATTCGATTTTCCAATGCATGCTTTAACAGTCGAACCAACTCATCCGCTTGTTCTTGACTGCAACGCATAGCTTCATCAAGAGCAAAGTCATTCTTTTCAATATCCAAGAACTCAAAGTTATGACGCTCTTTGAATTGGTGCGCCGCTTCTGGTCTCCAGCTACCTGGATCAACAATGCTGATCAGCATAGAGTTTGGGCCTGCTTCGTGATGAAAGCGGGTTGGGATGTCTGCGGCTGCTACGTTTTCGATCCAAGGCATAATTGCTCCTATTTATGTTATTATAGCACGGTTTAGAACGGTTGTCAAGTACTAATATAGTATGCTTTTTGAATTTGCTTTGTCAAATTGATTTGTGCCAAGATTTAATAATCACCAAATAAAACTTTTGCGGCTTCGTTAAATGATATATTGCTTTCAGGCAATGGTCGCAACGTAAGTATAATTCTTCTATTAGAAGAAAGCCTATTGTCCCAATCATGAAACTGGTCCACGTTGAACAATAGGCACTCGTTATTTTTCATTGTAGTTGATGCCGCTGGCTCGACGCTGTCAACTTGATAATTTCGCAATTCTCTTACTATCCTTTTCATACCTAATAAGTTATCAGGTCCTTCGTAATATTCAAATGCAGATAAACTTTTATCTGCGTACCAATTTGTAATACAATTCTCATCAGAAATTTCTATTGGTATGTTAATACCAAATTTCATACTTGCTCCGTCCTTGTGTGGGGGAGAATACAAACCAGGCTTGCTTACAAACAGATTCATTCTTTGTGGTGTAATTTGTAGCCTACGAAATTCGGGGATCAAATTGATTATTTGCTCAACTTCCTTTGTTTGTAATGGTTCTGACACAAACGGACGCTTAAAAACTCTATTACAAACATCTTTACATACAGTTGCAATTTTAACTGCATTAGGCATGCTAAATTTAATATAGTAAGGGCTGTTATCTTCAATGATGCTGTACATCATTTATTTATAGTACTATAGTGGTAGATATACATTAGTGCTATATAGGTTTTGAGAGACCAACTATCTTTCTCAAGGACTCATTGGCTTGTCTCGATTGAGAGAGTTTATACAACCCAGTGTAGCTACTGGCGTGTCAGTCACAAGAATAGGGACCTAGCGCACCGGGGACTCAATCTCATCGTCTATCTCAAAAATTGGTGGACTAGGGCGGCACCTTACCGCACGCCGGACTACGCAGAGTTACTGCGTTCCCACTTTAGATTGTGTAGCCCAAAACTTAAATGTGTGTTGCAGGATTCGAACCTACATCTTGAGGTTTTTAGCCCCATGTCATGACGCCCTAAACATTTAGACCAAACACACAAAACTTGGCGGGAAGCAGAGGAGTCGAACCCCACCCGGCTCATCACCAGGACCCAGTTTTCAAGGCTGGTCGGGGTACCAACACCCCTGCATTACTTCCCGTAACTTGGCCGGTCCTGAGAGGATCGAACTCCCACCCTCTGTTTCGAAGACAGAGATGATATCCATTTCACCAAGGACCGATATACTGGCTCCATGACTAGGATTCGAACCCAGCTCACCCGGTTAACAGCCGGGGGTACTCACCAAGAATACGATCATGGAATAAATTTGGCTGTGCGTATGGAGTTGTACCCCAGACGTTACTCGGCTTTTATAGTCCCCACACAAGTAGGACCACCGTGTCTCTGTTCTTCTTGCAAGAAACTTTGGTGGTAACGGTGAGAATCGAACTCACTTTTGACACCGTATGAAGGTGGCGCATTGCCTTAATGCTACGTTACCATTGATTGTTATGGCGTGCGTTGGAATCGAACCAACATTTCCTGAGCTAGACGACAGGTATCCTACCATATTAGATGACCACTAACCATATTGAAACATACTCTCGGAATCAGGATCCTTTTCATCGCGCTGGCTAGGCTGCTTCACTGTGTAGTCCCGGTTTGCCAACCGCTCAAGGCTAACAGTCAATGATGAATATGTTTCAATATGCAAACTCAATGCGGGCAGGACTCGAACCTGCATGAGGTGCTTAACTCCACTGGCCCCGATAATGGGCCTATGTCTACCATTCCATCACCGCGAGTTCCTGAGGTTAATTACTCCCCAGCATGGATGCTACCGGCCGATAGCATTTACCATATAGAAACACACTATACCTCTACAGCCCAAATGTCGTATACTAACACCCCGACGTGTAACATGTGACTACTGTCTAGAATTTTCATCTTTCCAGGCAATAATGTGTTTTTATATGGTACGGGCACGGAGACTCGAACTCCGGACCAATAGATTAAAAGTCTACTGCTCTACCAACTGAGCTATACCCGCATATACCATTTAGTGAAACACACTATCCGCATGTTATCCGGCATATCTACAAATATGTCCAACTGTTGTAGCAGTCAGTATAATATGCTTCACTAAATGGTAGGGGTATAGAGTACTGCCCTCTATTTTCCGGGTTAAAAGCCCGGTACTTCACTTTAAAGTTTTACCCCCATATGGTCCCTCCACTGAGATTCGAACTCAGACTTCTCGGATTAAGAGTCCGGTATGCCAACCAGTAACATCTTGAAGGGATGGATCGTAACTATTGTCTTTTACGTGCCATCCAGGACCATACGGGGGTCTAGGATGACACTACAGTTTACCTGTACGTTTCATGTCTAACTCCTTTGTTTAAAAATTAAATTATACAACAATTACAGAATGTTGTCAACTGGTTTTTGGAATACGGGGCCGGATTCGAACCGGCGGTTTTACTGGTTTGCAATCAGTTGCCTTGGGCCACTCGGCCACCCGTACATATGAAGTTGATGCTACTGCAAAAGTCGTAGCATGCATTTAAAATTTCATTTTAAGTAATTGTGTCTAATAACGCAAAGGGGCACAATATGTCATATTACAAATCACGTCATTCAATGGTCAGAGGTCGCAATGGACTTTACTATCGACAAAATGAAACTAACGGCACCGAAGCTGAAGTTACCAATGAAGCTGAAACTGATACTGATGAAACAGAATCAACACAACCTACAGTATCGTTTAACATTCCAACGCTAATTCGCGTACTTGAACTAATTCGCGAAGATGTAGTAAGTGATGACATTCTACACTTTGTGGTTGAGAAGATTATCGAAGTCGGCGCTGATCAAGATGCAATCGACATGGACGACTACGAGGAAATTGCCAGTGTAGTACCAAAACGAGTAATGATGACGCAACGTCGATTAAAAGACGGTCGTCGCATTTAATTGGTGCTCTTGGAAAGAATCGAACTTTCGTTACCTCCATACCAAGAAGGCGTTCTGCCATTTAACTACAAGAGCGTGGTGCCTTGGGTGGGACTCGAACCCACAGAATCTTGATTTTGAGTCAAGCACGTATACCAATTCCATCACCAAGGCATATATTGTGGTTTAGTGGTACCCTCGCTGAGATTCGAACTCAGGACGCTCCCTAATCTGGGGACTTGTGCCGGATATAAGCCGGGTGTTTTACCGCTAAACTACAAGGGCATTTTATAAACATTTTAGCAGTAGATGCTAAATAACTATATGCAAGCATATACCTATTCAATACGCCATCTGCCAACTAACAGAATTTATTACGGTGTTCGTAAGTCAACGATTGTTGACATTGGAACGACCTACTTTTCTTCTTCTAAGATTATAAAGCAAATGCTTAAAATAGAATCTATAGAGAAGTTTGAATTCAAAGTAAGAAAAACATTTGAGTCATATCAAGATGCTAGACAACACGAAACAAAAGTGCTATCTCGCATAAATGCAGTTTCTAATCCAATGGTATTAAATCAAGCAGTATCATCTCCAAGATTGTGTTCCAAAGACCCTATTGCAGAACTACAACGCAGAACATCTATTTCAAATACTATGAAACAGCTTTGGAGTGATCCAACGTATCGAGATTCACAAACATTTCATAAGGTATCTCCTGAAGAACAATCTATTAGAGGCACAGCTGGTGCACTTAAAAGGGCAGCAAACTATGCTTCTGGACAGACGTTGAGAAAACCTAAAAAAGCTAAATCTTTTAAAGATGTTATTTTAGTAAGAGACGGCGTGCTTAAAACTGTTAAATCAAATCAAGTGCCTGCCTACGCCAAAAGCGGATGGGCTCGAGTTTAACTGACTACCAAGTCTCGCTGGCATTAACTGGTAGGGGTGCTTGGAATCGAACCAAGGTTAGCGAGTTCAAAGCCCGCTGTGATAACCATTAAACTAACCCCCAACAAAAATGGTCTCCATGGTAGGATTCGAACCTACAGCCTCCTCGTTCCAAACAAGGCCGTCTACCAGATTGACATTACACAGAGATAAAAGTGGTACCTTGTTGGAGAATCGAACTCCCGTCAGCGGTATGTAACACCGCGGTTCTACCATTAAACTACCAAGGCATAAAGTGGTCTCGCATGAAGGACTCGAACCTTCGAAGTCTCCGCCCCAAACGGAGTGGTATAGCCGCTAACCGAATGCGAGATAAAACTGGCCACTGTGGTGTACGTCGAAATACACATTCCCATCTATTGGCAAGGGTGCATGCGGCCCCGCTTAACACAGTGATAAAAATGGTGGGCTAGTGCAGAATCTAACTGCCTAAGTCGCCATGTCATAGCGATATGAACAACAGTTCATGTCAAGCCTAAATTGGCGCCTCTGTATGGAATCATTTATTCCATAGACTTTTTACATATTCTTTAATACAATCAACTTCACCATACACTAAATTAATTTTGGATTGTACATAATCTAGTTTTTCTTGTTGTGATGCAATACAAAATTTATTCTTAGGGTCTAAAAACAAGTCAAAATTTGGCAAATAGAAATCTGGAAAATATTTCCGGGATTTACCAAGCGAATCAATCCAAGGTATGTGTGTTTTTGGTCTTTGATACTCAATGTTGTTTTCATCCATCCAAACTGCTAATTCAACTTCCCATTTGGAATCATATGATTCGTTATTATAAACGGTTTTGCTGCCTGCTCTATTTTTACGCTTAACTGCAAGAAAGCACTCGTCTGAACATGTCGTATTATATTCTCTCGTATTTAGATTATTGCTCCAAAACTGGTTTTTGCAATACGAGCAATTTGCCAATTTAATTTTAGTATATGGGCCAACTGCTATGTTCGGATTAGCGTTTAGCATTGAACTTGCTCTTGCTTTTTTGTCAGAATCTGACAAAGCAGAAAAATAGTGTGTAGCTGATACGCTTTTCTTTTTATTAGAATCATCACTAAACACTCTAGAATTTGCACATTGCCGAGAACAAAATTTTCCTGGCTTATTGTGTTGCTTATTACATTTTGGGCATGTTTTCATAATCGAACCTTATGAATGTATTTAGCATTGTGTGGTATCTCTGGAGCGATTCGAACGCCCGGCCCCTTCATTCGTAGTGAAGTGCTCTATCCAACTGAGCTACAGAGATCCATTATACTATGCGGGCAAATTGAATTTGTAGCCTAGTGTCCTCAGGTTTATCACTAGTGTTTAGACGTTCAGAGCCGGACTTCCTAACGTCGAGGTTTTCCAGGACATGTTACTTGGGTTACTTGGCCAGAGGCAACCAATCTGCACCGGTGTAACCCGGCAGGGAGTCGAACCCACATCTGCTTTACCTAATCTTTGGCTGGCCAGCTACTCGAGTCGGTGCTTTTTACTTGCTAACGCTACAAAACTTGGTACCTCCGGGTGGTAACGCTCCACCGACTGCCGGTTATCAGCCGACTGTTATACTTTTTAACTAAAGAGGCAAAATACTTGGTGCCGCCTGTTGGGATCGAACCAACTTCTTCCGGGCTTCAACCGGGCGCTATGACCACATCAGCTAAAGCGGCATAAACTTATTAGGGGTGACCAACGGGGCTCGAACCCGTACTACCAGAGTCACAGTCTAGGTTGCTACCATTACAACATGGTCACACCTAATAAGTCTAAAATAATTGGCAGTGAGCAAGGGATTCGAACCCTTGTGCCCCTTTACGGGACGCACTCCTTAGCAGGGAGGCACGATTAGCCAGACTCTGTCAGCTCACTATAAATTGAATTTGCTTATCGTCACACACTATCCAAGGCATGCGCTGAACCTACACGTTGTAAGTTTGCTACGGGCATCTAGTACAGTAATAAGCGGCTTGGTTGACTCACTACTCACATAAGGGTAACCGTACACACATAAACAAAACTTGGTGGGCCCACTTGGATTTGAACCAAGGACCAATGGATTATGAGTCCACTGCTCTTACCACTGAGCTATAGGCCCATAATTATTTGGTGGAAGCGGTGGGATTCGAACCCACGGACCCCTTTCGGAGCCGACAGTTTTCAAGACTGTTCCAATAAGCCGGACTCTGGCACACTTCCTTGTTGATTGGCATCCCCGGACCGAATCGAACGGCCAACCTTTGATTTTGGAGATCACTGCTCTGCCTAATTGAGCTACGGAGATATTTTCTTTCGAGGAAGGCCACCTTTGACCCATCCTTTGGTTTCGTACATTGCTAAATCTTCTTTTAAAATTCGTTTAGCAATCATACTGTTATTAACTAAGATTTTTCCTAAATTAGCTTCTGCTACTTTTTTAGCGTGTTCATTGGAACAAACTCGCCCGGTTAGTGTTTTAGAAACTTTCTTTCTAATTTCAGGATTATTTCGCATTGCACTATTTTTAGATAGTTTCTGACGTTTTTGATCAGACGTAATTTGTTTTAACGATGCCTGCCGTTGTTTTTCTTTAGACTCTTCGGAATGTTTTTTCCCTGCAAAAGCTCCAACAATTCCTGGATTACCACCGCTGCCGCCCAACTTTAAGTTATAAGACAAAGGATCGCGAACAACAGTTTCATTTACTATGGATCTTTCTAAGATAAACATCTCTTCTTTTGAAGTTGCAAAGTGCAATATTTCAAAGTTGAAATTTTCCTTGCCATATTTTTTTATAGCACGTCTTAGGTATTTCCCTGAGCCTAAGTAACCGTCGGTTAAGTCATCTGTTTGGTGACACCCTATATAATACTGACCATCTAACAAATTTGTAGTTTTGTAAATTATGTAGTTCATAATTTATTTATACAAATCCGACATGCTGCCATTACATCAGAGAGATATTAAATTGGTGGAGTATCCTGGGATCGAACCAGGCGTGCCCGAAGGGCGGCGGATTTACAGTCCACTGCATCACCATTGATGCTTCTACTCCATTGTTGGCAGAGGCGTCCGGATTCGAACCGAACCTAACTGAGTCAAAGTCAGTTGTGCTAACCAGGCTACACCACGCCCCAACAAATTTTAACTGGTGGAGCCTGATGGAATTGAACCACTTGCCAGCCACCCTGCTTAATAATGGCTACCGGGTTACAGCCGGCAACAGGGAACAAGCTCCATAAATTGTAAACACACTGTCTGCGACATTTCAGTCCACGCCAGCTCAATGTGTGTATTAAAGCATACTAAGTCTTCAAGTCCAACGATGAATTTACGACCAGCCTAATATGCTTTAATACGAACTAATTTTTCCTCTCACAAAAGGGATTTCATCCTAGTCGCCGCCCGTTTGCCCCATGTTTTAAGTGCAGGGCCCAGTCCTCGTTACTGGTATACTTCACACTTTGAAGTTAAGCATATTCTTTGCTTGACTTCCTTTCTTGAATCTTAGCGTACAATCTAGCACGTTCCATCTTCTCTTGAATCAATCGCTTGAAGTCTCGATCTGACAAAGTGTGCTGTTTTATAAACGCTAATTCTCTTTCTTTCTTTTTATCTGTCATTGTTCCCTTAAAAGAAAAACCCTAGGGTTTTAGTCCTAGGGTCCTTGGAGTTTAGTGATTACACTTTATGCGTAACCACTTCCTTCTTGGACCCTGATTCTAATATGACTGCGATAGCTCACTTTAAAGGAAGGGCAGAATGACATGCTCGGGTTTGAGCGCCATTGTTGCTGTTTCAATAAAGATGATATGTTTGTCATATTAGTTTGCATTGTACTTTTACTTAGCCTCTTAGATTGCTACTGTTAGCTCTTAGCCGTTAAAACTTGCGTTTTTGGGCAAATTGCTTTTTGTTGCATCATGTATCTATTGTAACGTACTTTCCTTGTGTTGTCAAGTCTTTTCTGACTTATTTTTAAAATTTCTTTTTAGTAAGAAAGTAGCATCTCTGCTACTCCCTTCCTTCTTGTGTTTATTATAACATCAACTCAACTATGTGTCAAGCTAATTTTGCTTTGATTTCCATGTAGAACTGATGATACTTGGCCATACGTGCAAGATCCTTTTCAGAGACACCTTTGAGACGTCGGATGTCTGTGTTGTGGCGCAGATCGGCCATCTTCACTCGCATCGCATCTTCTGATGCAAACACGCCTTCCTTGTACTCATCGTAAGTTTGACCTGGTTGCTTAGTTAGGCAACGGATACCGGCAATAACTCTTTCAGAGATACCAGCTTCGCGTAGGTCCTTGTAAGTAACAGAGGTGTCTTCAATGACATCATGCCCAAGTGCCATGCACATCAGCTCTTCGTCATCTGACTTGAGGTAGTGCATAACCTTCAGTGGGTGCAGAATGTAAGGATTGCCACCTTTGTCAAACTGCCCGTGATGTGCATTGGTTGCAATCATTAGCATTTTGTCGAGCATTTCACCTTTTCTCATTTTGCACTCCTTTCTACTTACTGTAATTACATTATAACACAAAACAGGACCTTGTCAAGCCCTGTTGCAAAAATACAACATTTATTTTTTGCTTTGTTCTGCTAGCTCTTTGTACCCGGCCCAACTTGGGTGGATAGCATCTGCTTGTAAGCGTTTAGTACTAATAATTGTATCACCAAAGTTTTTAGCAATAATTTCCACAATTTCATTGACGCTTGGCTTGCAAAACTTATCATTGCAAGGGGGCAAGATCCAATACACACGACCAGCAGATACATTCCTACGCATATACATCAACTCGTCAAACGTTTTTACACCTTTGTGGTCATTTGTGCCCAAACTGATAATGACGTTTTGGGCAGTTAGATCCTTCTTTTCATTGACAATATAATGCTGGTTCCATTGCCAAGAGTTCCAACCACCTTTGCTGTAGCTGACACATTCTTGTCGAACATTGGCTGTTCCAACTGCAATGCTGTCACCGATAATTAAACACTCTAACATTGTATCTCCAAAAGAAAAGCGATTACTGCTATTATACAGTAATCGCGTTGTGTTGTCAACTACTTAATCCATTTCAACGTAATCTTCTTTTCCTACACCACACTGTGGACATTCAAAATCATCAGGCAGTTCATCCCATTTGCCTTCATGTGCTTCATTGTGTACATGCCCACATACAATACAAACGTGATCCATTATAGAGCCTCCCAAACTTGTCGATATGCTTCTGCATGTCGCTTTTCTACTTTTGCCAATGCCGCAAACCGCTTTTCTGCAATTGCAAGAACTTTCTTAAACTGCTCTGCATGTTCCTTAGATTCTTGAATTTGTTCTGCGGCTTCTTTGGCTGCACTTTCATTACCTTCGGCTACAGCTTCAGCATACATTGTTGGGTACATATGAGTATATTCTTCTGTTTCGCCTTCAATGGCCAACTCTAAACAATGCTTTACTGTTGGCTTACCAACAAGCAATTCTAAGTGGCCCCAAGCATGTTGCAACTCTTGATCTGCTGTGTGTTCAAAATGTTTGGCCACATCCTCAAAGCCGTCGGCTCGTGCCAGCTTGGCAAAGTAACGATATTTAATGTGTGCTTGGCTTTCGCCTGCTAATGCACTTTTTAAGTTTTCGATTGTAATTGACATTCTTGTCTCCTTTAAAGTTTAAGTATACAAGTATATATCATAGAAATCAACTATTATTTCGTGGTTTTCCATAATATCTTTTTATGATGATTATAGAAGAAATCAATGGTAGCCAAGACTAGCAAGGCGGGATACTAACTCGGCCCATGGTATTTGTTCGGCTATTTCGGTTGTGATGATGATCCGGTTTTTGTTGCAGTTGGGTGCTTGCATACGATGGGCTATTTCAGTGCGGTTCCATCCAGGTCCTGGGTTGATTACCTTATACACGGAATCAGTACCCCAGTCTGGTATAGTAGACTTATAACTGTATGCTGTGTGTTCCCGGCCATTGCGTAATTCAGTAAAGGCACGTTCTTCTATCCTGCTACTGTCAACACCATCGTCCCACCATTCGAGTTGAGTGGGGCTACATCCAAAGTAAGGTATGTTAAAACGTGCCACCATTGGTGTACCGCGAACAAAAGCATCAATGTGTGCATTTAAGGGGCATTGGTTCTTGTGTCCAATGAATCCAGCAAAGCGTCGGATCTTTAGCCCAAGGTCAGCAAAGTGTTGTTCTACTGCGGCTCGTTGTGGCCAATCTGCAAATACAGTCTGTGGCAAATCGACGCGGTCAAATGCACCTTTGATAATGTTTAGGGCTGGGGTTAGGCGTGGTACTATGTTTTGCTCAACCCATGCTCGATCTGATTCAGAAGGTTCAAAGTCGGGCGTTGGTACATTGTAGATTTTACTCATGCTGTATTTAATGGTAAAATTCACTGTAGCGAGGCCGATAAGTATCAGCAACTCAACAGATTGAGTAATCGGAGAATTTATGAAATTATTAAAAACATTGGTGGCATCAGCGGCTTTGTTTGGTTCAATGGCGTATGCACAAAACGTTGAATTTACTGTACACGCCGCGCCCGGCGGGCCAAGCGACACTGTTACTCGCATTATTGCAAAATCAATAGATGATAAAAATATTGTTGTTGCTAATCGTCCTGGTGCAGGTGGTCGTATTGCAATGAAGCAGGTAATGGCTGGCAACGCATTGATCTTGACTACCATGAGTCAGATCTTTGTTACTAATCCTATTTTAGCAGGCGACAAGTTAGAATATGATCCAGAGAAGGATTTAGATCTTATTGGCTTAGTTGCGTCAATGCCAAACGTTTTGGTTTGTAATAAATCCAAAAACATCAATACCATTGCTGACCTTGACCGTGCAAGCGACTTGACATTTGGCTTTGCCGGCTATGGTAGCTCGGAACATTTGGCCACTGAAGTACTATTCAAGAAGCTAAAAAATACACATCGCTTAATCCCTTATAGTAGAGGTGGTAGTGCAGCAGTGCAAGATATGGTTGGTGGTAATATTGACTGTATGTTTGCCAACTTCCCAACTGTTCGTGGATGGTCAGGTGATAAGCATTTAACGTTTGTAATGTCAAGTCATGAGTTAGGATTAGGTATCCCAACATGGCGCGAAGTATACAAAGAAGACTTTCCATTCCAAAGCTATTTAGGTGTAGTCGTAAGCAAGCAAATGGATCCTGCTACTCGTCAATCATTGGTTAAAAATCTAACCACTACATTTAAGAGTCCGGAGTTTATTGCTGACTTAAAGAACGCTGGCGTGTTCCCAACTGTTGGCACTGACGCAAAGAGTATCGAACGTGGTTTAAAAAACAATCGAGCATTACACGACTTTATTGTTAAAAACAACATCAAGCTAAACTAATAGCACCCAAGAAAAAGCCCAGCATTGCTGGGCTTTTTCACGACTTGATTATCGTATCCAAACAGATTCTGGAGTAAGTGTTTTCAATGGCCCAAGACTGTATGTGTGTGTTACAACTACTAAACCATCAACCTTATTTAAAGCATTGCCGCTAGGGTCTTTTGTAAATGGAGAAAGTTTTGTTTGCACAAAATCAATACCTTCGCGCCAAACATTGTGTGCTTTTGTCCCTGCATACAAATCAGTAAACCATAAATCAAATTCACTGTACCAGTCGTAAATAGCCTTCTTACTTTGGAACCAATTGTTGTCCCATGTAGTGTACAGCAATCCGCGTAGTAATGGATCATGAACAAGACGATACATATCGGCTGTTACCGTTTTAGTTTGCCACATGGCTTGGTGTTGCGGATTCGCTTCAAGCCACCTTTTAATAGCGTGCCCTTGCTTGATTAAAATTTCAACACAGTCTGGAGTCCAATAAAAGAACTCTACAGTACTGTTAGGATATTCTTTTAAGTGTTCAGCTACAGTAATCATGTTAGTAGTGCGATCACTAAACGACATTAGTAGTTCACCACGATGAATCATTGTGCGAGGCTTTTCAATACCAACTACAACACCAATCTTTTTATCCTTATCAAAGTTCTTGCGAATCTCGGTAAAGTGCAAATAGTTGAAGCGTGTCATGCCAGCTGGGTTTAGACCTTCACGCTTGTTTAGTACCCAACTTGCATCACCGGCAGTTTCCAACTCATCAAATAGCGCATCGCTACAATCGGTTACTGTGATCTTTGTTTTTGGCATTGTTTTTTGAATGTCTTTAAGACGTTCAACTGTGTTTAAATGATATTCGGCTTCAGGAGCATTATATGCTTCTCGATTATTGACGTCAACTGTCATTGCTTTAGCCGAAGCCTTGGTCATTGTGTTAGTGATGATTTCGTCAATGTGTAGTCCTTGACGACGGAACGATTCTAAAATATTGTGGCTATCGGCGCCACCAGAATAGCTTAGTATAAGATAATCATATTGTTCACGTAACTGTCGTGCTCGTTGATCATACAGTTGGTCCAATGATAACTCGGGTTCTACTTTCCAGTCATGCTTGTTAAACTCATCGTTATTGAAAACCCAGGTCACCGGCTTGGCGTGTTCAACGGCATGAACACATGCACGGATCTTGGAATCAAATTCTAAGTTGTCACAAATGTAATAGCCAAGTTTTTTATTGATGTATGGATTATGAATTCTCATTAGTCTGCTTGCGTATATCTTATAGTTTTGCCTGAACCCCAATCGCTTAGGTGGGCAACAAGTTCATCACGTGGAATGAACACTGCTTTATTTTTGTAGTTATGACGTAGTCGAGTGTCACTTGGATTCATAATGAAGTCAACTTGCTCGGAACTAACATACTTTGGAAAGATCTCAAGTTCTCGGCCCCAATACA